TGGATTGATACTGAAAAAGCTTCTATTCACTCAACTTTAATTCAACAAGGAGACGTCGTAGATTTAGAGATTGGACAACCACACCAATTAAAGGCACTTACTGAAGGTGCTACAATTTTTGAGGTATCCACTAAACACTACGAGGAAGATAGTTATAGAGTACTACCAGGATCATCACAATTATGAGAATAGGATTTTGCGGAACAATGAGTGTAGGTAAAACTACAATTGTTAATGCCCTAAAAGAATTACCTGAATTTAAAGACTATACGTTTAGAACTGAGCGTTCAAAGTATTTGATGGAATTAGGTATTCCATTAAACACAGACTCAACAATTAAAGGTCAAATTGTATTTTTAGCTGAACGAGCTAGTGAATTAATGTGCGAAAATATTATTACAGATCGTACTATTATTGATGTTGTTGCATTTACTAAAGCAGCAAAATCTATTAATTATTATGATGCCGAAGATTTTTCTCAACTAGCGTCAAATTTGCTTGTAGAATACGATTATATATTTTATATACCATCCGAAGGGATAGATATGGAGGATAATGGTGTTCGCGAAACTGACATTGAATATAGAAACCTAATTGATTTTATAATTCAAAATACAATATCTAAATACCAACATAAAATAAAAAAGTTTTATAAGGTTAAAGGTAGTACTGAAGAACGTATTGAATATATAAAAAAGGTGCTTTCTTTATAATATTTATAAGAAAAATCTATATTAAATGTCATTCTTTAAAAATATCCAATCTGTAATTATTGTTGCGCTAATAGCAACTATTTTTTTACTAAGACAATGTAACCCTACTCAATCTTCAGAAGATAAAATAATTACAAAAGTAGAAGTTAAATGGGATACTATAAAAAAAGAAGTACCTAAATACATCCCTAAATTAATATCAAAAACAGAAATAGATATTGATACTTTCTCTACTCCTATAGATACTGCAGTTATATTAAAAGATTACTATTCAATAAATTATTTTGAAGATTATCAAGAATTTGATAGTTTAACACTAACAATTAAAGATTCAATTTCACAAAATAGAATTTATACAAGATCATTAGAATATAAAATAGCATACCCTACAAAAACCATAACAAAAGAAATATACAAAAATAAAAGAGAATTTTTTACAGGTTTAGGGATTGCCGGTAATAGAGAACAAATACAATATTTTGGTGGAGAGTTATTATATAAAAATAAAAAACGTCAAATATTCGGGGCAGGTGTAGGAATTGATGAAAATTTAGTACCAATTTTATCTGCTAGAATGTATTGGAAATTAGGCAAATGAGTGATAATAATTTAAGACAAATAATTCAACAAGAATACATCAAGTGTGCTACTGACCCAGCACATTTTATGAAAAAATATTGTTATATTCAACACCCACAGCGTGGTAGAATATACTTTAATTTATATCCTTTCCAAGAAAAAGCACTACACCTCTGGAGGGACAACCCCTATTCTGTAGTATTAAAATCCCGCCAGTTAGGCATTTCAACATTAGCTGCAGGTTATGCTCTTTGGTTAATGTTATTTCATAAAGATAAAAACGTTCTCTGTATTGCTACAAAACAAGAAACCGCTCGTAACATGGTTACGAAGGTTAAATTCATGTTTGATAACTTACCTTCATGGTTAAAAATAACAGCAGACGAAAATAATAAACTATCGCTAAGGTTAAGTAATGGATCTCAAATTAAAGCTACCTCAGCATCAAGTGATGCTGGTAGATCAGAAGCAGTTTCTCTTCTACTAATTGACGAAGCTGCATTCATTGATAACATTGGAGAAATATGGGCATCAGCACAACAAACACTTGCAACCGGTGGTGGAGCAATAGTACTTTCAACACCCAATGGAACTGGAAACTGGTTCCATCAGATATATGTGAAAGCGGAATCGTCAGAGAACGACTTTTTACCTATCAAATTACCATGGTTTGTCCACCCGGAAAGGGATGAGTCTTGGAGGAAACGACAAGATGAACTTTTAGGTGATCCTAGAATAGCAGCACAAGAATGTGATTGTGATTTTAGTACTTCCGGAGACATTGTATTCTACCCAGAATGGTTAGAATTCATTAAAGAAACAACAATTAAAGATCCAGTTGAAAGACGAGGAGTTGATCAAAATTTATGGGTTTGGGAACCCGTAGATTATTCAAGGGATTATATGGTTTTAGCAGATGTCGCCAGAGGAGATGGTAAAGATTTTTCTGCATTCCATGTAATGGATATAGAAACTAATGTTCAAGTAGCAGAATATAAAGGAAAATTATCTACTAAAGAATTTGGTTTTCTTTTAGTAGCTATCTCTACAGAATATAATAATGCACTTTTAGTTATTGAAAATGCTTCTATTGGTTGGGCTACTATTGAAGCTGTTATAGAAAGGGGGTATAGAAATCTATATCATTCACCTAAGAGTGACCAATTAACAGCTGAGTCGTATCTTAAATCATATGAAAATGATTCAAGTATGGTTCCCGGATTTACAATGTCAATGAGAACTAGACCTTTAGTAGTTAATAAATTTAGAGAATTTGTAGGAGACAAAAGTGTCACTATAAGATCTAAAAGACTACTTGAAGAAATGAAAGTATTTGTCTGGAAAAATGGCCGCCCAGAAGCTCAAACAGGCTACAATGATGATTTAGTAATGCCTTTTGGTATTGGTATGTATTTAAGAGATACATCACTTAAATTTCAACAACAAAATTTAGATTTAACCCGAAGTGTTTTAAATAACATTCAAAAAAGAGATCAACCACAATTTTCATACTCCCGCCAAATGGAAAATCCATACACGCATAAAGTGAACGGGCAGAATGAAGATTTAAGATGGTTACTATAATATTTATAAAATATGGCACAAACTGATATTTTTTCAAGGTTAAAAAGACTTTTTTCAACAGATGTAATTATCCGTAGTGAAGGGGGTGGTCAACTAAAAGTTATTGATCCCGATAGAATTCAAACAACAGGTGAATTCCAAACAAACTCAGTTGTAGATAGATTTGGTAAAATTTACACCAACCCAGCAGCTACATCTCTTTTAGGTTCACAATTTAACCTTAATTACCAATATTATAGAACTTATCTATATGGTGATTACGACCAAATGGATACCGATGCGATCATTGCTTCAGCTCTTGATATTGTAGCCGATGAAAGTACTTTAAAAAATGATATGGGTGAGGTGCTTCAAATAAGAAGCAGTGACGAAGATATCCAAAAAACTTTGTACAATTTATTTTATGATGTACTTAATGTTGAGTTCAATCTTTGGTCTTGGGTTCGCCAAATGTGTAAATACGGAGACTTTTTCTTAAAATTAGAAATTGCAGAAAAATTTGGTGTTTACAACGTAATCCCTTACACAGCTTACCACATACAAAGGAAAGAAAATTTTGATCCTAAAAATCCATCAAAAGTAGAATTCCTTTACAATCCCGATGGCTATTTTACAGGAGGTTCTGGTTACTACCAAACCCCAAATGAAAAAGTTGACGTAGCAAACCAAATTGTATTTGATAACTACGAAATGGCTCACTTTAGATTAATTACTGATGTAAATTATCTCCCATATGGCCGTTCATATCTTGAACCGGCTCGCCGCCTATTTAAACAATATGTACTAATGGAAGATGCGATGCTTATTCATAGAATTGCTCGCGCCCCAGAAAAACGTGTTTTCTATATTAATGTAGGTAATATCCCACCACAAGAAGTTGATGCCTTTATGCAAAAGACTATCAACAATATGAAGAAAACTCCATTAATGGATCCAAAAACAGGTGAATACAACCTCAAATATAATATGCAAAATATTCTTGAGGATTTCTTCATACCTGTAAGAGGTAACGATACTGCTACTAAAATTGATACTACAAAAGGTTTAGAATATAATGGTATTGAAGACGTCGCTTATTTAAGAGACAAATTATTTGCTGCTCTTAAAGTGCCTAAAGCATTTATGGGTTATGAAAAAGACTTAACTGGTAAAGCTACATTAGCCGCCGAAGATATACGCTTTGCTCGTACTATTGAACGCATCCAGAAAATTATATTATCTGAATTGTATAAAATTGCTATAGTACACCTATACACGCAGGGGTATGATGGTGAGCAGTTAACTAATTTTGATTTAAATTTAACTACTCCTTCAATCATTTACGATCAGGAAAGAATCGCATTATTAAAAGAAAAAGTAGCTCTAGCTAAAGAGATTATGGATTCTAAAATTCTTCCTACAGATTGGGTATATGATAATGTATTCCATTTCAGTGAAGATCAATTTGATGAATACCGAGATCTTATTCTTGAAGACCAAAAACGCAATTTCCGTAATCAACAAATTGCAGATGAAGGTAATGATCCACTTGAAACCGGTAAATCTTACGGCACACCGCATGATTTAGCTTCTTTATATGGTAAGGGTAGATACGAAGCTAATTCAGTACCTGATGGGTACGATGAAAAAACTCCATTAGGTAGACCAGAAGAAAAATCTTCGGATAGAAATACACAAGACGATAATTTTGGTAAAGATAGATTAGGTTCAAAATCAATGAAAGTTGATGACCAAGAAGGTTACGGAAGAACCAATTTTAAAGGAGGCTCACCTTTAGCTTTAGAAAATGCTAAAATGGTTTATGCTAAAAATAAAACATTGATTGAAGGTTTATCTAAAAGATTAGTGTTCCAAAATGATAAAGATAAAGAATCATTATTGGATGAATCTAATTTGACTGAATAAGAATCCTGATATATTTATAAGAAATCCTGATTTAGGAATGAATATTAAACATTCAAAATATAAGAATACTGGTATCCTATTTGAGCTACTAGTAAGACAGATTACCGCAGATACACTCAATGGTATCAATTCTGCGGCCCTTAATATTGTTAAAACTTTTTTTGCTAAAACTGAATTAGGTAAAGAATTAAAATTATACCAAGCTCTTAATAAAAATACTCAATTGCATGAGTCTCAAGTAAATATTTTAGTAAATTCTTTGCTTGAAGGTTCAACTAAATTAAATAGAAGTATTCTTAGAAGAGAAAAATATAATCTTATTAGTGAAATTAAAAAGCACTATAATTTAGACGAATTCTTTAAATACAAAATACCTAATTATAAGGCATTTGCTTCTTTTTATAATTTACAAGAAATAAGTAATTCAAAGGAATTCTCTAATCCTGAACTAATCATAAGCAACAAAATAACTCTTTTTGAATATTTAATTTCTTCACCAATCTCAGAAGAAAAAATAAAAAATGATATTTTAGAGGAATTTAAAAAACAGGATCAAGACGTAAGAATTTTAGCGTATAAATTATTATTAGAAAAATTTAATCTTAAATACTCTAATTTATACCCTAGCCAAAAAGAAATTCTAAAAGAATTTATTACTTCAGTAGAATCTACACCAAAATTGAGAAGTTTTTACAACGAAAAAATAAATTCTATAAAAGAAGAATTAAATACTCTTTTAGAAAAAATAGAAAATAAAGTTGTTAAAATTAAACTCGGAGAAGTTTTACCTTTAATTAAGGAAATTGAAAAATCTACTCCTATTACAAATGAAGATATAACTAACCTAATGTTATATACTCAGTTACTTGAAGAGTTTAAAGAAGCAAATGAAAACTAGAGAATTTAAATATAAATTAGTTAAAAAGGTAAAAGAGATTTCGGGAACTGGTGGTTCTGCTTCTTTTTCACCGGGTACAGGTGCCCAATATGCTACTCCGTTCGCATTCAAAAAGACCAAAAAACAACCCTTACCAGAACTTAACCCAGGAGCAACATTAGGACCAGGTCCTAAAGCTGGGGCAAAGGGAGTTACAAATAATTATTACGTTAAAGGCTTTAAATATAAAGTTGTTGACCCCAAGAAACTAGCTGCTAAATCAAAAGCGATTGATACAAAATATCTTTGGGGAACTAAATATGTATAATTATGGAAGGTGGCAATTCATTAGAAAATTACTTAAATAACCTTGATGGAGCAGATCAGGGTAAAAAGGATTTTATTAAAAAAAGAATTTTAGCGTTCCAAGAAATTGAAGAAGAATTAAAAAAATTAAAACCTTTATTAAGGAACGCCCAAAAGAAAACTTTAGCTTATTACAATAAAAATGCTAATTATGCTATTGTTGCTCCAACAGATTTAATCTTAGATTACTTAAAAGATATTAAAGATATACTAAAACCAGAAGAATGAAAAGTTTACAAAATCAATACAATTTGATAAAAGAAGGTAAGGGGCATAAGGATGTGTTTCTAAAAAATGCTAAAGCATTATTCCCAAATTTAATCCCTAATCATTATGGGTTTAAAGAAACTTCTATTATTTTAAAACAAAGGGGAATTATTACAGAAACAACCGCAATTGGTGGTTTAGTTTCCACCCCAGCTATAAACCCATTTAGCCAATTTAGTAATTATTTAAATGAAGAATTTTCAGTAGCAGAAAACCCAGTTGATGTTCAAAAACCTAAAGATGAACAAACTACTAAAGCTGAAAATAAAAAAGTTTCTAAAGAAGTAGAAGATTTAGATAAGAAT